CCAACTCAAGCTAGTTTTGAGTATGGAATTGGTGAGTATGGAATTGCAGATTTTACAAGTGGCATTCCAATTAAAGCACTGACGAGTAACGCATCAAGTGCTGGAAAGATTATTCAAACTGGTTATGAAGCCACAATCAATGGCACTCAGTTGTCAATTCAGAAAATTGAAATTCAAGCCAAAGAAGGCAAGATAGGATAAACCATGAGCAATTATTCAAAATCCACTAACTTTGCAACCAAAGATAACTTATCGCCTGGTAATCCTCAAAAGATTGTCAAAGGTACTGAGATTGATACAGAGTTCAATAACATTGCGATTGCTGTAGCTACAAAGACAGATAACTCCTCTGCCACAATTACAGGGGGTACGATAAATGGTGCAGTGATCGGTGGAACTACTGCCGCAGCAGGAACATTTACTAACCTTACTGTTAGCACATCCGCTACCATTGCTTCTGCTGCCATTAGTGCGGGAACAATCAATGGTGCGGTAATCGGTGGTTCTTCTCCACTTGCAATTACTGGCACAAACATTACTGCAAATACAGGATTTAGTGGCCCATTGACAGGTGCTGTTACAGGTAACGTCACAGGTAATCTAACGGGTGCTGTAACTGGTAACGTAACTGGTAACGTAACTGGCAACCTGACGGGCAATGTCACTGCGGCTTCTGGTACGTCAACATTCAACAATGTGACCATCTCTGGCTCATTGGATATGGATAGTGGTACATCGGCAACCATTACTGGTTTGGCAAGCCCTACAAACGATTCTGATGCGGCTACAAAGGGTTATGTGGATGCATTAGCTCAAGGTATTGATGCAAAAGCCTCTGTTGTTGCAGCTACTACTGCAAACATCACTTTGTCTGGCGCACAAACCATTGATGGCATCTCGATTGTTGCGGGTGATCGGGTCTTAGTTAAAGACCAATCTACTGCTTCTGCCAATGGTATTTACTTGTGTGCAACAGGTTCATGGACTCGCACAACAGATGCTGACACTTATGCTGAGTTGGTAGCGGCTTTTACCTTTGTTGAAAAAGGTACTGAAAACGCTGACTCAGGCTTTATTTGCACAATAGATGCAGGTGGGACATTGGGAAGCACATCGATTACTTGGGCGCAGTTTTCAGGTGCTGGTCAGATTACGGCTGGTGATGGTCTTACAAAGACAGGTAACACGCTTAATGTAGGAACAGCATCTTCTAGTCGTATTGTTGTCAATGGCGATAACATTGATTTAGCAACTTCTGGTATTTCAGCAGGCACTTACCAATCTGTCACTTTTGATGCTTATGGTCGTGCTACAGCAGGTACTAATCCTACGACTATTGCTGGCTATAACATTACAAATGCTTATACCAAAACTGAAATAGATTCGATATTTGGTTCAACTACTGCTGCTGCTACTTCTGCTTCTAATGCGGCTACAAGTGCTTCAAATGCATCGACAAGTGCCTCTAATGCTTCTACAAGCGCAAGCAATGCGGCTACAAGTGAAACTAATGCAGCAGCGTCCTATGATGCTTTTGATGACCGATATTTAGGTTCTAAATCTACTGCACCTTCTGTAGACAACGATGGCAATGCTCTGTTGACAGGTGCTTTGTACTGGAACAACTCAGTAAACACTCTGTATGTGTGGACAGGATCAGCTTGGACTCAAGCGGCATTTACTGCTAGTGGTTTTGCTACTTTGACAGGTACAGAAACCCTGACAAACAAGACCCTGACTTCTCCAATCCTGACTGCTCCCGTATTGGGAACGCCTGCTAGTGGCACTTTGACTAACGCCAGTGGACTTCCTTTGGGTACTGGTGTGACAGGAACACTTCCAATAGGTAATGGTGGAACAGGTGCATCTACTCTGGCAGGGGCTAATATCCCTGTTACCAATGTCGCTAATAGCTTTACTGGTACACAAACCTTTAGCGGCACATCATCTGCTCAAGCCATTGTCTTAAACGATGCAGCAGAGGTAGCTACAGTATCAGCAACTGCGGCTACTGGTACGATTGCCTACGACATTACAACTCAGTCTGTTCTGTATTACACAAGTAACGCAAGTGCTAACTGGACAGTTAACTTCCGTGGTTCTAGCGGTACTTCACTAAACACTTTGATGAGTACAGGTCAATCAATGACTGTTGCTTTCTTAGTCACTCAAGGCTCTACTGCTTACTACAACTCTGCTGTGCAAGTTGATGGCACTACATCTGGAGTGACTACACGTTGGTTAGGTGGTGCGCCTACTGCGGGAAATGCTAGTGGAATAGACAGTTACAGATTTCTTTTACTGAAAACTGGAAGTGCAACTTTTACAATTCTTGCTTCTGTAACACAGTTCAAAGCCTAATGAACACCGCTTACGTTTACACGCTGACTGACCCTAGAAATGGGATGCCCTTTTACGTTGGTAAGGGTGTGGGTAGACGTTGCCATTTTCATGCTTGGGAGGCTAAGAATTCTGACAATCCAACATATAAGCTGAACAAGATTCGTAAGATTCAAAGCCTTGGTTTAGACATTGTTGTGCGTAAGGTTGAAGAAAATGTAAGCCATGAGCAAGCTAAAGAACTTGAATGTTTCTTGATTGCTGAAATGCGTGAGTTTGGAATTGACTTAACAAACTTGACTGATGGTGGCGATGGTCGTGCGGGATATTTTGCTAGTCAAGAAACTATTGCCAAAACTAGACATGAGTGGACTAATGAACAAAAACAACGTATCAGCAATTCACTAAAAGGTAAAAGTAACCCATGTACTGAGCAACGCAGACAAGCTATTATTGCTGGAACAACTGGCGTAAAGAAATTAACAACAATCAATATGCGTAAGCCAAAGCGTAAAGAACAATGTCCACATTGCGGAATAATGGCAAGTGGCGGTAACTTAGCTAAGTGGCACATGAACAACTGCAAAAGCAAGGAATAACAAATGCCTTTACAAGCAACTAGCGGGGCGGCTTCCTACGATGCGTTCGGAGGAGGTACTGTTGCCAAAGTTAATTACATAGAAGATTTCTTTCAGTCTTATTTGCGGACAGGTACAGGTGCATCTGCTACTGTAACAACAGGCTTAGATGGCTCAACTAAAGAAACTTTGGTATGGACAAAATCACGTTCTGCCGCAACAAACCATAAATTAACAGACAATGTTCGTGGTGCGACAAAAGCATTAAGTAGCAACACCACAAGCGCAGAAGCTACAGACAGTCAAGGCTTGACGGCTTTTAGTGCTACTGGCTACACCATTGGCACAAACACAGACTACAACAATAGCGGTGCAACGTATGTAGACTGGCAATGGGTATCGCAACCAAAGTTTTTTGATGTGGTGACGTGGACTGGAAACGACACGGCAAGAACTATAGCGCACAACCTTGGCAGCGTACCCGGCTGTATTATTGTAAAAGCTACCTCATCGACGGCAAACTGGTATGTGTACCACAGGTCAACAGGAAATCAAGGCGTTACTCTATTAAACACTACAAATTCTGTATTTACGGGTCAGGCTGATGCTTGGAACAGCACGACTCCAACGGCTACTGAGTTTTCAGTAGGCAATGCGGTTGCGGTAAATTCTGGGGGCGTTACCTACGTAGCCTACCTATTCGCCCATGACGCAGGAGGCTTTGGCCTAACTGGTACAGACAATGTGATTTCGTGTGGGTCTTATACAGGTAATGGGACTATTCAAACTGTATCTCTTGGTTATGAACCACAATGGGTTTTAGTTAAAAATATATCTTCAGGCGCAAGAGGGTTTGGTTCTTCATGGGCTATACAAGACAATATGCGAGGGTTTCCCTCTGGTGGCGCAGCACAAACGCTTTACGCTGACCGAAGTGACTCAGAAGACACTAACACAGTAAATCCAAACGCTACTGGTTTTAGTGTTAGTTCATACAATGTTAATGGCGACACCTACATCTACATAGCAATTCGCAGAGGCCCGATGAAAGTGCCGACTGTGGGGACTAGTGTGTTTAGTCCTGACCTATATACTGGAAATGGCACTACACAATCAATAACTAGTGGTAGCCCTCCTTTAGATTTGGTTTGGATTAAAGGCAGAACTGGGTCTCAAAACCCTAGAGTTTACGATAGGCTAAGAGGTGCAACAATATCACTGATTCCAGAATTTGATTTTGCAGAATCAACTAGAACTGGAGGATTGACTGCATTTACACAAAATGGATTTAGTGTTGGTGCTAATGGTAATGAAAACGATTCGGGTGTTAGCATTATTGCTTGGGATTTTAAACGTGCGCCATCGTTTATGGATGTGGTTTGCTATACAGGGACGGGAGCGACTAATGCGGTAAATCATAATTTAGCTGCACCTGCTGAAATGATTATTGTGAAGGGGCGCAATTACACTGTCGGCTGGACTGTTGGAGCTAATCTGC